TGAATAAGTTGATGCCATATTAATAAGGTTTTATTGGTGTCCAAACCATTGTTGCTCCTGGTACTATATCGTTCCACGTGATAACTCCTGGTTCTACTGTGCTTAATGTTAAAGAAGTAGCATCAGGTGTTATGTTTGCGTCAGCAGTAATTGTAACATTTCCTGTAGCCAAGGTCAAGTCAACACCTGAAGGTAAAGCAGTAACATCTGTGCTTATACTAACATTACCTATATTTAAAGTTACTTGAGATCCAGTAAGTGTATGATTAGCGTCAGCTGTAATACTTAAAGTTCCAAGACCTAAAGTTACCTGACTTGGGGTTAAATTTTCTGTAACAGAATCTGCAATAACTCCAGCACTTCCAATACTAATAGTTACCTGATTGCCAGTTACCGATACATTTACATCTGAATCGGGTCCTGATGTAGCAAATGGTAATGCTGATATTGCGTCAAATCCTAAACTCATAAATAATCCTTAAAAGGAGACTGTGTGGTATGTGGTGGTGACACAGTCTCCATCTAAAGATTATATACTATATTTCTATAGTATCAACTCTGTTAAACTATCACTTGATCCTACAGATCCCTTATAGAAAGTATTAAAAGCTAGACTTATTCTAGTATTATTACCTTGTTTACATTCTACTTGATGAGTGGTTGATGAGGGAAACATAAATAAATTACCTGTTTCTACAGAAAACCACCAAGTTCGAGAGTTCCATATATTAAATTTTTCTTTATCTGTTTCAGGAACTATTTGTGTATAAGGTATGGGATGTGAAAAAAGTATTTTATCATTTTTAATATCTGAATCAAAATATAACACACCAGATATTACTGAATTAGGGTGTTCGTGTTTATGATGATATTGATTTGTTTCTGTATAATTTAACCACGATTGAGTAATATAAAGTTTTATATTGTTTTTAGGACATATAAGTCTATTTAAATAATCTTCGCAACATTTATCTAAAAATTTTTTTATATTTTTAAATTGTTTTCTATTTAATATATAACTATCTTTTGTATTAATATTACCTGTATTTTTATTACAATGATTTTTTTGTTCTTTTACAAATTGTAATTCTTGTTTTGTAAAAGGCCTATCCATTTTTGTGGTATAAATAGGAGTTGGAAAAAGAGAGTGTATTATAGGTTCTTTCATTACCACGCCCAAGATACAAAAGAATATCTTGTTCCTTTCTTAACAGGATTAACTAAATGTGGATATAAAAATACAGATGGAAATATAATTAAATCTCCAGGTTTAAATTTTATTTCATAATCATCAAACATAATAAATTCACCACCTTGATAATTATCATTTAAAACTCCAACAATACTTAAAATTGGTATACCTCTATGTTCTCCGGTGAATAAACTATGAATATGATCGCAATGTTTAGACATAATTTGATTTTTATTATATCTATTAAATCTTATTTTACTAAAACCTTTCCAACCAGGAAAACTTTCTTCACCAATTTTTTCAATAACAATATATTTTTCTAACGCTTTCCAAATTAATTGATGAAATTCATCTGAATAAGTTAAGTTATAATCATAACAAACATCAAGTTCTTTATCTTTATTTTTACTTTTATTTACGAAAGTTCTATTATTTGAATAAGTATGTCTCTCCCAAATTTCATCTTTGGATAATTCTTTTAAAGTTTTATTTAAAATATTTTGAGGAATCCAATTATCTAAATGAAGTATATAATCTTTTAAGTTTTTCATCACCACCTTATAAAAATTACAGTAGGTTATTTTCTAAGAGTTGTCAATATCCCATTGCTGAGTTTTTTCATTCCAACTATAATTTTGTTCAGTATCAGGTCTTTCTATTGGAGGATCCCATAAGCAAGTTGTTTCATTTAATGTCCAACTACTAAAAGGTTGAGGGGGTATAAAAGCATCTCTAATTTGATCATATGTAAAACCAACACCTGCATAATTTTTTCTCAAAGGTGTTCCTCCTAAAATATGTTCCCCGCCTCTAGTATTGTAAGATGTTTGTTTCCAAACTTCTCGAATATTATATAAATTATTTAAAAAATCCATACCTGCTTGTTCAGTTGTAGCAATATCATTAGATACAGTGTGTACTGCTAAAACTTTATTTCCTTTTCCTAATTTTGCGAAATATGCCATTATGCCGTATAGCTCCCATCTGAATTAAATACCATTATTGTATCTGATCCACTAGTTGTAACTGTTGGACTACCTGATGTTGTTCCTGAATAACTACTAGTTGCTACTCTTAAAACAACTACACCTTTTCCACCTGCACCACCGTTTCTAGGTACAGAGTAAGCACCACCACCGCCACCACCGCCTGTATTGGCAGTTCCGTCTCCACCATTACCTGTTGGATGAGTTGCATTACCACCGCCACCTGTTCCACCTGGTTTGTTGCTATTACCAGCTCCAGCACCGCCTCCACCTCTTGTAACAGATGCACCAGAAATTGTTGCTGCTAAACCATCTCCTCCATGACCTTGTCCGCCTGCATTACCAGCCGCACTAGCACCACCACCACCTCCAGATCTTGTAGGACTAGATGCACCACTTCCACCTGCAAATCCTTGATTGGCTGTTCCACTACCACCAGGACCAGCCGGTGAATGACCTCCACCACCTCCACCAGATCCTCCAGCATTACCAACATATGGATTAGTAGGGGCACCATAACCACCTCCTCCACCTGATGATGTAATTGTTGTAATACCTGATCCTGAAATTGAACTATCATTACCATCATTACCTTGTGCAGTTGATGCAGCACCACCTGTTCCCACTGTTATTGTATAAGTTGCACCTATTTGTAGTGTTAAAGCACTTTCTGCTGATCCGCCACCACCAGAAGATTCACTATTAAAACTATTTCTATAACCACCAGCTCCACCACCTCCACCTGTATCAAATCCACCACTTCCACCCCCTGCAACAACTAAAAAGTGTGCAGTAGCTGTTTGTGGTGTTTCTAAAACAACAGCTCCATCATTTATTGGAATCCACCCTTGTGTAGAGCCTGAATAAACAATATGAACTGTTTCTCCTTGTGTATTATAAATAGGAACAGGAGTTGTATTTCCTTGATAGTTTGATCCGTTTAAAGTTAGTGTTACTGCATTTGAATTCCACGTTCTTTTAAAGTCTGAAAAAATTAATTGGTCTCCTACAGAAGGAGAACCAGGTAATGTTAAAGTACAAGCATTAGATGTAGTATCAATCCATATACCTTGATTAGCACTTGCTGTGTGAGTAGCGCCAGTTACAATAGTTGATTGCCAATCAATACTAGCAAAACCTGTCGCCGTTCCATTGTTAGCTAAAGTTGCACCAGCAGGAATTGATATTGTATCTCCAGAAGCTCCGATAGTAATAGTATTAGCGTTTTCGTTAATAATATTATTACCGTCTGTATCCTGAACTGTATTTACTTTTATAATACTACTCATTTAAATCCCATTGTTTTGTTGTTTCATTCCAAGTGTAATAAACTTTATTATTAATTTGTTCTTCTGTCAATTCTGGTGCAGCAATTGGTGCCTCCCATAAACAAGTTTCTTCATTTAATATCCAAGATAGATATGGTTTAGGTGGTATAAAAGCATCTCTAGTTTGATCATATGTATAATCTTTTCCAGCAAAGTTTTTTCTAATACTTCCATTATAAGATGTTTGTTTCCACACTGCTCTGTCTTTATATAAATTTTGTAAAAATTCTACTCCAGCTTGTTCAGTTGTTGCAATATCATTTGATACAACAACCACTTGTTCTACTACATCACCAATTCCTAATTTTGCAAAATGTGCCATTACGCTGTATAACTCCCTGTACCTGTAAAACTTATTATCGTGTCTGAACCTGATGTTGTAACTGTTGGAGATCCTGATGTAGTACCACTATAATTAGCAGTTGGTACTCTTAAAACAACGAGTCCACTTCCACCATTTCCATTATTTGAACTTCCACCTTGAGCTCCAGCTCCACCTGATCCTGTGTTAACATCTGCGTTTCCACCACCTGCAGCTTTACCTCCACCTGAACCAGCTGATCCAGCTCCAGCTCCAGATCCACCACCTGATCCACCAGCTCTAGTGACAGATGAACCTGTAATTGTAGAAGCTTGTCCAGCACCACCATTTCCACCAGTGCTTCCTGTTCCATCAGTACCTACCGCACTAGCACCACCGCCACCACCTTTTCCATCGTTTGCAGCAGCAACACCAGCTCCTCCAGCATAACCTTGACCAGATGTTCCTGCACCTCCAGAATTAAAAGCTCCACCACCTCCAGATCCTCCTGCTGCACCTGGACCATTTGGAGATGCACCATATCCACCACCAGCAGATGTAATTGTTGTTAACCCAGTTCCTTCAATTGAACTAGCTTGACCGCTTACTCCATTACCACTTGATGTTCCCTTTGCTCCACCACCACCGACAGTAATAGTATAAACAGTTGATTTATTAAGACTTATAGAACTTTCTGAACTGGCTCCTCCACCAGAAGTTTCGTTGTTAAAAGATGCTCGATAACCACCAGCACCACCACCGCCTCCACCATAAGCGACCTGATAATCTCCACCTCCACCTCCTCCTGCAATAACTAAAAAATCAGCTGTGTAGACTTGTGGAGTTTCATAAGTAACATCGTCGTCTGAATTAGGAATCCAACCCTGAGTTGATCCTGAATAAACAATATCTATTGATTGACCACTAGTATTATATTCTGGTTGAGGAGTTGTAGCTCCTTGAAAATTATTACCATTAGGATTTATAGTAAGTGCGTTTGTTCCAAACGTTCTTTTAAAATCAGTAAAAATAATTTGATCTCCAACACTAGGTGAAGCTGGAAGTGTTACGGTACAGGCATTAGATGTTGTGTCTATCCAATAACCTTCATTAGCTGATGCTGTATGAGTAGCACCTGTCACAATAGTTGATTGCCATGAAATACCACCTCCTATTAATGTTCCACCAGTTGCAATTTGTACAGTGTCTCCTGAAGCTCCTAAAGTAATTGTAGTTCCTGATTGACTTATTATATTACCACCATCAGATGCTTGAACTGCATTTGATTTTACAATATTACCAGGAACGGTTACAGTATCGCCGCTAGCACCAACGTTTAAATTTGTGCCTGATTGTGGTTCTATTGCATCTACTTCTATTTTACTCATTTATTAAATCCCATTGTTTTGTTGTTTCATTCCAAACATAACTATTGTTATCATCTGGATACGGAATTGGTGATTCCCAAATACAAGTTGTTTCGTTAAGTGTCCAACTATTATAAAGTTTTGGTGGTATAAATGCATCTCTTGTTTGATCGTATGTAAAACCTATACCAGCATAATTTTTTCTAAAAGGTGTGCCACCTAATTTATGTTCTCCTGCTTTTGTATTATAAGATGTTTGTTTCCAAACATCTCTAGTATTATACAAGTTATTTAAAAAATCTATTCCAGCTTGTTCAGTTGTTGCAACGTCATTTGAAACAACGTGAACTGCTACAACTTTATTTCCTACTCCTAGTTTTGCAAAATGTGCCATTATGCTGTGTAACTCCCATCTCCATTAAATGTAATTATTGTGTCTGATCCGCTTGTTGTAACTGTAGGAGACCCACTTGTAGTTCCAGAATAATTAGCAGTTGGAACCCTTAATATTACAACTCCGCTTCCACCATCTGCAGCTCTACCACCAGAGGCATCATCACCTCCACCACCGCCACCTGTGTTAGCAGTACCATCATCTGGAGGATAACTTGAACCTGAACCTCCACCTTGACCTCCACCACCATCTCCACCAGGTATTCTTGATGTTGTATCTATAGTACCACTTCCACCACCACCTCTTACAACAGATGAACCTGAAATTGTTGAAGCTACTCCATCTCCTCCGTGACCTTGTCCGTCTGTATTACCAGCCTCACCAGCACCACCTCCACCACCACCTGTTAAACCTGGAGATCCAGTTCCGTTTCCTCCAGAAAAACCTTGATTAGAAGTTCCAGCAGCAGCACCACCATTAACTACAGCAGATCCTCCGCCACCTGATCCACCAGAGGCTCCACCAGTAAGTCCTCCATTTCCATTACCGCCACCTCCACCACCGTTTGACGTAATAGTTGTAATACCTGAACCAGATATTACAGAATTAGAACCTGTAACACCTATTGCACCTGTACCTGTTGCACCAGCACCTCCACCACCGACTGTTATAGTGTATATTGATCCACCTTGTAATGTTAGTGAACTTTCAGATGAACCTCCTCCACCTGAAGTTTCTGAATTAAAAGAAGCTCTATATCCTCCTGCTCCTGCTCCACCACCTCTATCAAATCCACCACCGCCTCCGCCAGCAATAACTAAAAAATCTGCTGTTACAGTTTGTGGTGTTTCTAAAGCAACTGCTCCATCATTTATTGGAATCCAACCTTGTGTTGAACCAGAATAAACTATATGAACTGTTTCTCCAGCAGTATCATAAACTGGTACTGGACTTGTATTAGCTTGAAATTTTGAACCGTTTAAAGTTAAAGTAACTGCATTAGTATTCCATGTTCTTGCAAAATCAGAAAAAACTAATTCATCTCCAACAGAAGGGGAACCAGGTAATGTTAAATTACAGGCATTAGATGTGGTATTAATCCATATTCCTTGACCAGCAGATGCTGTGTGAGTAGCACCTGTAACCACTGTTGATTGCCATGAAATGCTAGCAAAACCTGTGGATGTTCCATTGTTAGCTAAAGTTGCCCCTGAAGGAATAGTGATAGTATCTCCACTATCTCCTAATTGTAAACCTGTTCCTGATCTTGGACTTACTTTATTTACTTTTACTTCACTCATTATACTATTACTAATGTCCCTGTTACTGTAATTGTTCCAGGTACTGTAATAGGTCCCGCAAGAACACCATTTTCGATTGTTTGCGTACCGTCGATTGTACCTGCTTGATTTTTTATAAATTCATCAGGAGCCGTTCCGCCTCCGATGTATTGGATTCCATTTACTATTGCCGTCATAATTCCTCCTACGAACTAATTGTATCAATAAATGATGTAACAATGTCTAAAGACGAAGCAGTGTTGCTTTGAGCTTTAAGTACATCACCAT